AAACAGCTACTTACGTTCCGATCTGCACGTGCACGTAACGTGCGCGTGCATAAACGTAACGTGCGCGTGCATAAATTGGCCGCTACGAACGAACGTACGAACGATACGTTACGTAACGAACGTAACGGACGTAACGAAACGTTTAACAACGAGCACGTTACGAAACGTGACGAACAAGACGGACAAGCTTTTACCGAAGCCTCATCGGCTTCGGTACCAATGGATTCTCCATCCCAATCTGGGGAGAAAGAATTAAATGCAAAAACCTGGGAAGCCTACCAAGAGGCTTTTATGGTCAGATACGGCGTAAGCCCTCCTAGGAATGCAAAGGTGAACTCTCAAATTGCCCAGCTTGTAAAGCGACTAGGTCCCAATGCTCCAGATGTTGCAAGTTTCTACTTGACGCATCGTGGCAGTAATTACATAGCATCACAGCACAGCGTTGGGCTTTTACTAGCCAACGCCGAAGGTCTTCATACCCAGTGGCGTATCGGCCGGCCGATTTTATTGAGTGAAGCGAAGGAAGCAGAGCTTTATCAAGCAAATACCAATGCAAGGAACCAGGTGTTAGAAAATCTCGCCAGAAAGAGAGAAAATGAGCAAACGTAATACTTATGATCCCCAGGTTGTAGAGACTATTTTTGCAATGGCGGATTTTTACGGGAAAAAATTATCGCCAGTAATTGCCCAAATTTATTTAGATTCTTTAGCAAAATACGACGCGCAAAAAGTTGTTTCTGCATTACAAGATTGGTTTACTAAAATGACGCATTTCCCGAAAGTAAGTGAAATCGTCGAAACGATTGAGCCGGCGGGCATGACCGGCTGGCCTGAGCCTGATGCGGCTTGGGCGATGGTGCCAAAATCAGAAAACGAATCTGGCGTCGTAACGAGCGAAATGTTGGCAGCACTTCGGGAAGTAATGTGGTTAATAAATGAAGGCGATATAGTAGGCGCATGCATGGCCTATAAAAAAATATATTCGGATCTGGTTAAGGTCGCCAAGGCCGAAAAAAGGCCTATTAACTGGTTCTTATCTGGTGGGCATGATCATTCAACGCGGACTAGGGCTCTTATCGACGGCGTAATAAGCAAGAGAATCACACTAGATGTGGCAACAAAAATAATGCCAGAGCTGCAATTCGATAAACGTTTAAAGATTGAAAACGAAGATAAAAAGCTTTTTATTGCAAGTCCAGAAATCCCAAAACCAATAAACCACAAGGAGTCACACAGTGAACGAACAAATTAATGAAAAATGGCAGTGTATTGCATCCCTTACAGGAAGGGTTTCGTATAAAAAGCCAATTGCTGTAACTAAAAACGGTCATTCGGTAGTGCAAATGAGTATTGGCTTTCCAAACTCCAAACAACAAGGCGCCGAGTGGACTAGAATCAGCCTGTCTGCGTTTAACGATGCAGCCGAAGCGCTAAAAGACGTACAAGATGGATCGGTCATTCGAGTAAATGGCGCTCTATCAACACAGACGTATAAGGGTAAGGATGGGGTCGAAAAGCTATCGGTTCGTGTCGCCGTCTTTGATCACACCGCTGTGGCGATCGTTTCAACTCCAAGGCCGAAGGTATCAAGAGATGACTATCGTCAAATGGCGGGCATTTTAAAAGCAAAGGACGCCCTACTAGGAAAGAGCGCGCCGTCATCTAAAGAGTTCCAAGAGTACGTTTCAAAAAACACAGACGATAGCTTTGATGATCTACCGTTTTAGCTTTGCAAAATAATCCCTATCATTTAGCTCTGTTTCTATGAGCTATTTTAAGGGGATTTTGTGAGCGTTAGTGAATGGATAGGCGTGATAGCGTTTGCAATATTCTTAGCTGTAAACAGCGCTTTTGCGTACTTTTACTTTAAAGGCTCAAGATGAGTAATTCGCATAAGCTTTGGATCGCAGGGCTCATATCCCCTAAAGGGCGCCCAAGGTTTACTAGAGCAGGGCATGCATTTACTGATAAAAAAACACGGGCTACCGAGAATTTCTTAAAGATTCACTTTAAGTCAAAGTACAGGCAGGCTCCTATCGATGGACCCATATGGGTTGTGGTGCAAGTATTTCTGCCAAAGGCAAAGTCTAACAAGGACACCCATCCCATCACCAAAGCCGATATCGATAACTATCTAAAAAGCGTTTTTGATGCGGCAAACGGGATTCTATGGGTTGACGATAAGCTTATTGTCAGCCTTGTAGCGCATAAGATGTATGACACCGTAACTAACAAGGTAGGTCTACATCTAGAGTTTGGCAGGGTTCAGTCTTAAGATTTAGTCATGGATCTAAAAGCGCTAGAAAAGCTCGCCACCCCAATATCTCAAAAGCTACTAATCCCTAAAGATGAGGCGCTCTCTGAACTCTATCTAATTGCAATAGAGCAAGACATCACCAGGCTATCAGAGCATAACCTTCGAACTATCATTGCAAGGCGGCTATCATTAAATGCCTACTTTGCAGAAGTATCAGATTCACAACTGATAAAAGATGAGGACGATAGCTTCTCATCCTTTACAGAGCGGGTAACAGACAACATAACCGCCGAGAGCTCTTTAATAGAGTCAGAAGAGCCAGAGGTAAAAAAAGAGCCAATCGATATAAATAAATTATATTCAAGGCTTGGGCTTATGAGCAGTGAGGAAGAAAACATTTTCTATCTAAAACATGTATATGGATTAAATAACTGCGAGATCGCAAGAGAGCTTGGCGTATCTCCGCCAACTATCTTTAATCGCCTAAAGAGCGCCCATTCAGTGGGTACTGACATAATGTCAGCTCTTGATATGACCATAACAATTGGCACTTTGACCATTTAACCGATGAGCAATTACTCTGAAGAGGACATGCTAACCATCATTAGATCCGATGGTCTTGTGCAGGCAAAAAAGCTCACAAAAACACTAAACAGATCTGAGTTTGCAATCGAATCCTTTTGGAAGCGATACCCAAATAAGAAGGTTGGCTCATTTAATGGCCTGCCATATGAAATGATTAAAGACGTATATCCTCTATGTCCGTACCTATACACCGAAGTACTTGGCGGGCTAAAGCTGTGTCTATGGGCGGACCTTGAGCTACTGCCAATAGATCAAGTAATTCACGAATCCATTGAAGTCATGGCAGCATTTCAGCGATTTATATTCAAAGCAGATCACTCTACGGTTAGAATCAAAATATGTCAGATGATAAACCAGCACCTCTAGTGGCCCATCAAATCCAAGACCAAATATCTATAAACGTTGGCGATGTATGCAATACGCTACATGTCGCCGCTAAATCCCTCCTTGAAAAGGAAGTTACCTCAGCATCCTTAAACGCTGCCTGCAATGCCGCCTCTCAAATCGCAAACCTTGTGAAAGTCCACCTAGAAGCAAAGCGTCTAATGGCAAGGCTTAAGTAAATGCTTGAATGCTATGCGATTTACCTGGCATCATAAAAAAATGTTTATACAAGATATTATGGAGATAGATTACGCCACCGAAGACCAAGACCCCGAGGTCGTACAGCGCAACATAAAGCTAGCTAAAGAGCGCATCCTAAGAGCGCTAGAGGAGCTAATCTCTGTTAGCGTTGAAAACAGAATCAAAAACGGCAGAGCATACAAAAGAATTTTAGTCATCTTTGAGCCGTAATTTGAAACACGGCTTTCACAATTTCTAAATCTTTATGCGATAATCACTCCATAATAGGAGAGATCACATGGAAGGTGATTTACTTGCAGCATCGCTTGGAATCTTAGGCTTCGTACTTGGTCTTGCCTTCCAGTGGGGCAATCAAAAAGCCACGGTAAACAAAATCCAGGAAGAGCTAGGCAGATTAGATAAGGCAATCGATTCAATCGAAACCGCCATAAACTCTTTGCATAAAGAGTACGTCTCGCATCGCCAATTTGATCTTGTAATTAGCGAGATTAAAGACACCATTCGCAGCATGGAGCGCGATATCAAAGAGATCTTGCGCCAACTGTCTCACACAGACCGTAATCTTTAATATTGACACGAAGCGGCACTCACCGTATCAACCACATCATTACTGCGTTTAGACTATAAACATCCCATACCCTATTGCTAGATGCGCGTTAATTGGCCAAAGGCCCTGGCAGTTTGAATCTAAACGGTTTTGGCCAGCCGCCAAGTAGATCCGCAAGTAATAGGCTCTCTTGGCACTATAGCGCCCTAGTTTAAGCAAAACGGATGGTCTTTAGCCATTAGATCGCAGTTCAATCCTGCGGGGCGCTTCCAAAATCTCTCTTTAAGGAAAGCCACCTATCATGTATACGCTATGCAAGCGCTGTCTTCGGCTTGAACCTTCCTGTAGAAGTCTAAACGCATATTCTTTGCAGAATAATACAGCCAAGGGCGGCGCTTCTTAATCTCTCTTGTGCAGAATCCAAATCTACATTTAAAATATCCACATAACAGGGGATCACGTATGCCATTAAAGCCTGGCTCATCGCCAAAAGTTATTAAGTCAAACATCTCGGAAGCTAAAAACAAAGGCATCTCAAGCAAACAAGCCGTTGCTATGGCTCTATCAAGCGCTGAGAAATACAAAAAAGAAGCCGCTAAAGATAAAAAAAAGAAAAAATGAAACTCTCCCAAGATGACTGGTTTTTAATCTTTTTTGTATCCGGCATCTTGGGATCTCTCGTTATTTTAAGGATCTTTCCCTAAACTTCTATGATGCGCATGACCTACGCCTACGAACAACACAAGTGCCAGCGATGCATGGTTCAGCTTAGCCCCACAGAAGAGCACATATGCCCTCCATGCGAACTATCCGTTGGCCCGCGCCCAGGACAAGGCTTTGTCATCTGCGATTACTGCGCTGATTCCTGGATTAAAGATACGGTCTATATGTGCGAGAGCTGCTTTCTCACAGAGCCCACAGAAGGCACCTGCTAATTCCTATTGTGAGTAGATAAAATAACCAATACAATGCTCTAATCGGACTAAAGCGTGGGGCGCTTTGTTCTCTTTAGCTGGGGGCTAATAGTGACAACCGAACATATTGTTAAAACATTTAAAGCTGCCGTCAGATGCATCGTAACTGAACCAGTATCTGATGAGAGCCTAGATCTTGTGGCTCTAAAGTTTGCCATTAACCTTAGAGCTAAATCTCTCACTCACTTTTATAAAAAAGATCAGCTAGACCAAATCATCCACGATTACGCGCATGAGTGCGCTCATGATTTAGGAAAACGACAATGAAGATCCATATTACATTAGGTGAACTAAGAAATGAGGTTAGAACTAAAAAGCTAACCTTTTTTTATCAACACGCAGAAATTAATCAAATGATCGAAGAAGCTGATAATGCGCGGATCTTATCGCCGATAATGCAGTTGCATCATGGAGCGAGCTAGATATGTCAGCCATAAACGCCGACATAGCAGACCTAGGACCAGAGCTAGATATTGATCTACTTGGGATAAAAGACTTTACAATCGAAGCGCTAGAAAAATTTGATCTTGATGACATACAAGACGACAAGCCAAAACAAAAACATATTCTAGAAGTGCAATGCGCTAATGAAGCGGAGCTAATGAGTACTTACGAAGACCTTTTGGCGCGTGGACTTATTGTTAGGTACAAATAATGGCACAATACGGCATCCCTTATATGGGATCTAAAGATAAAATCTGCGATTATATAATTAGTTTATTTCCAAAAGCAGATCATTTTTACGACCTATTTGGCGGAGGCTTTGCAGTAACTCACGCCATGCTGTTAAAAAGGTCCAAAGATTATAAATACTTCCACTTTAACGAGATTAGGCCAGGAATTTGTGAGCTACTCAAAAACGCAATCGATGGGAAGTATAATTATAATAATTTTAAGCCAAAATTTGTATCAAGAGATGAGTTCTTTAAGTCTTTAGATAAAGACCCTTACATCAAACTTTGTTGGTCCTTTGGCAATAATGGTGAAGACTACCTTTTTTCAAAGGACATAGAGCTATATAAACGATCGCTGCATAATGCGATTATTTTTAATGACTTCGATAAAACTGCTGTAAAAATTCTTGGAATTACAAAATTTAAAGACGAATACTCTATTAAAGATAGGATGTTATTCTTAAGAAACAGAATTCGTGTAATTCACAAAAATAAAAGCAGAGGCGAGTTGCAGCAGTTAAATTTTACTAATTTGTCATACGACAATGTCCATATAGAAAAAAACTCAGTTGTATACTGTGACCCTCCATATATTGGAACTGTACAATATTATGATGCCAAGTTTGACCATAATAAATTTTATGATTGGTGCGATAGACAAATGGTTACGGTATTTATTTCAGAGTATTACATGCCATCAGGGCGTTTTAAATTACTAGCTTCTTTAAAGAAGCGCTCGCTTTTCTCATCTGAAAGCAGAATTTACAAAATAGAAAAAGTTTACATCAATAGATATGCATACGAATCGCTCTATAAAAATAGGAAGATGAGTAATGGCTAGGCCAAAGCTACAAATTGATGAGAGAACCGTTGAGGGCTTTGCAAGGCTGGGTGCTACAAACCGAGAAATAGCAGGTCATTTTAATTGTGACGAAACTACTATAGCAAAGCGTTTTTCCAGTATTCTGATAAAGGCTAGGGCTAATCGGAAAATTAGATTAAGACAACTTCAATGGCAGCTAGCCGAAAAAGGCAACCTTGGAATGCTCGTATGGTTAGGAAAGCAAGAGCTTGGTCAAACGGAAAAAACAGAAGTGAAAGATGCTACTGAAAATAAAACAATCATTTTGAAGTACGAACCGAAAAAACCAGTAGATAAAAAAGAGTAATGATTGGATCGACGCCATCTTTATCAGAGTTCGATCCAACACAAATACCGTATCAAGCAACCGTCATTGATTGGGTTCGAAAAGGATTTGATTACAAAAAAAGCTTCCCACAAATAATGCTGTCAGGGTCTCTCGGAAGTTCGAAGAGCACCTTAGCCGCATACATAGGTATTACGCATTGCCTGCTTTATCCAAGATCAAAGCTACTGCTTGGGAGGAGATCTCTTCCGGATTTAAAAGAAACAATATTTCTAAAGATAACTGAAATGATCTGTGAGGATCTAATCGAAGGTAAAGATTATTGGGTCCAGTGGAACACGGCATCAATACAATTTAAAAACGGATCTGAGATCATTTCAAAGTCATGGGGCGACGGTAATTTTAAAAAGATTCGATCTACAGATCTATCGTGCGCAATTATCGAAGAGCTAACCGAAAATGACGAGAGCGATAAGCCTGTATTTAACGAAATATATGGCAGAATAGGGCGTCTCTCACACGTGCCAGAAGCGTTTCTATTGTCATGCACAAACCCCGATGGGCCTGATCACTGGGTATATAAACACTTTATTGAGGAAGATCACCCTGACCGGCATGTGTTCTACTCGCTTACAGAACAAAATAAGTTTCTAAACCCCGTGTATTTAGAAACATTAAAGCGAAACCTAGATCCTTTAATGGCAGAGCGAATGCTAAAAGGTAGGTGGGTTAGAATCGCAGCCGATACTGTGTATTATCAATACGCTCCAGAAACACACTTTAAGCGCGATACTATCTATACTCCAGATCTATCGTACCCAATTCGCATGTGCTTTGACTTTAATATCGCACTAAACAAGCCCATGTCGGCTGCTTTTATGCAGTATAAAAACGATCACTTCCATATCTATGACGAGGCTGTAATCCACGGTGCTAGAACAGAGGAGCTACTAGAAGACGCATATAACCGTGGTCTTATGCCAAAAGGATCAAGGCTCATTATCCATGGCGATGCGTCAGGCAAAGCCCGTGACACTAGAGGCCCATCATCAGACTACGAGATTATTCAAAACTTCCTTCGGCAGCGCGGCATTAATTTTGAGATGCAAGTGCCGGCAGCAAACCCAGCTGTAAGGCAGCGACACATTTTAATGAACGCTTATTTCAAAAATTCAGAAGGCCGAGTTAGAATAACAGTGTACAAAAATGCCAAAACAGCAAACGAAGGCTTTTCTCTTGTGAAGCTAAAAAAGGGCGGTCAGTATATCGAAGATGATTCGGCCACCTATCAACACATTACTACTGCGATCGGGTATGGATGTTTTTACGCAGCTCAAAACGAATCTAGATCATCTAGGCAATTACAACTCTAAGAGGCAACCATGGCACTAAAAGATAGAAGACAAGAGATACTGGCCTACATTAAAGCATGTACGCCATATCTTGAATACAACGCCTCAATGCTAGATATCTTTGAAGGCGGTCTTAAAAAGTACGTTCTAAACGTGCTTGAAAACTCTCTATCTGAAAACTATTTCAATCAAATCAAAGATCGTGTCCTGCCAATCAACATACTAAAGCGCTATGTTGATAAGGTATCCGGCGTATATAACCACAACCCTATTAGAAGCGCAGACGGCCAAGACGCAGAGCTAATTAAATACTACGAAGATGAGTGCGACATGAACGTAGTAATGGCATGCGCTGATGAGTTTATTCAGCTCTTTAAAGGCTATGCCATTGAGCCATACTTAGATGACGGCGGCGTAAGCCCTGTGCCAAGGGTGCGCGTCATTCCGTACGATAGATTCCTTGTGTACTCAGACAATCTAGTTAACCCGCTAAAGCCTACAGTGTTTATCAAGATTATGGGTAAACAAGCTGTCAAAACTGGACGCGGTTATGATCAGCGCATGTACTATTTTGTGTACACTGACACTGAATTTGACGCATTCGACGCCGCAGGTCAGGACTTGCCTCAATATTTAGAAGGTAATGGCGGAGTAAATCCATACGGAGTTATCCCTTTTTACTACGGGTTTAGATCAAAAACTAAGCTCATGCCGACTCAAGACACAGACATTAAAGCCATGACTGAAATGGTACCTGTCATGCTCACTGATATGGCAGGGGCTATCATGTATCAGTGCTTTTCTGTGATCTACGGAGTTGATGTTAAAGCAGAGAACCTTACTCTATCGCCAAACGCTTTCTGGGATTTAAAGAGTGATCCAGCTAGCGGTAAAGAGCCAAAGGTTGGCACTATCACCCCGCAGGCCGATGTTGATAAAGTAATTAAGTTTATTATGAGTGCTCTATCTCTTTGGCTAGAGACCAAAGGCATTAAGTCTGGATCTATCGGATCACTAGACGGCGGTGCTGCAGCTAGCGGCATTGCAAAGATGATCGACGAGGCAGACGCTACAGCACTTAAAAAAGCCAACATGACATCGTTTAAAGCAGACGAGAAAGGCATGTGGCAGCTTATTAAGACAATGAATAACTACTGGGTATCAACTGGAATGCTTTCAAATGTTGGGCTCTTTAGTAGCGCATTTGACATGAGAATCGAATTTGATGATCCACGTCCTCTGCTAGATAGAAGATCTGAAGTTGAAACTGTAGATCTAGAAGTGCGCTCTGGGTATTTGGATAAAAAGTCTGCAATGAAGCGGCTATATCCAGACTTATCTGAAGAACAAATTGCAGCAAGATTACTATTAATCGAAGAAGAAGGAGAGATAGATGATTCGCGAGATGGAGCTGATGCAGCAAGCAATGAAGAAGGTAGCGGAGTCGATGGAACCGACAGCGAGCCCGGAACAGAAGAAGATGCAGAAGCTTCAGTTCTTAAAGAGCCGCAAGGAAATTCTGATTAAAGAAGGTCACTATATTGGCCAGTATGAAAAAGCCATTGAGGATCTAGAGCATGAGCTACACAAAGTTCAAGCTGAACGTGTCAAAGAAGCTAAAGCCAATCCAAAGGGAGGCCCTAGCTAAAGAAGTCATAGACTTCATTATCAATAGATCTAGGAAGGGTTTCGATAAGAACAACAAACCTTTGCCTGGCTATTCCGATTCTTACATCAAAAGCCTAGACTTTAAGATCGCAGGCAAGAGTAAGGGCGATGTTAATCTCACTCTATCAAGAGAAATGCTAGAGAGCTTATCGCTTTTATCCCACAGGTCAGGAGAGATCCATATTGGTTATGAGGCAGGGACGCCTCTAGCTGCTAAAGTAGAGGGTAATGTGCGTGGCACTTATGGCCAGTCAAAGCCTATTAGAGGAAAAAAACGAGACTTTTTAGGCATTACCCAGGCTGACTTAAGGCCATTAAAGGAAAAGGTAGCAGATTTAGATGATGCTACCGCTATATTAGAAGAGCAGTCTGAAGCAAGGAGCGCATCTGATGCCACCAAGTCTGAAGACGCAGATTAAACGATTCACTGATGCTCAGATTGAATTTGCAGTAAAAGAAGTTGTGAAGCTCGTACCAGAGCAGATTAGAATCCGAACTCAGCTAGGGAAAGACCTAAAAGGCGGTAAGATTAAACGGCTTGCCGCATCAACCGTTGCCTACAGACGGCGCTACTCAGACAATCTTGATTCAAACACCTCGCCAGGTAGATCAAACCTTACCGCTACAGGTCAGCTGCTACGCGCTATCGAAGCGAAAGCTGATAAAAATAAGATCGTAATAAGCTTAAAAAATAAGAGGTCGCGTGACTTATCAGGCGCGTCATCAAAAGTGTCTAATTCTGAAGTGAAGGACTTTCAGGAGGACAAGGGTAGGTTCTTCTTTGGGTTAGCGGAGTTTGAGAAAAACTTCATCCTAAGAGAAATACTCAAGGTATTGAAAAGAAAATAAAGGAGTCTACAATGGAAAAGAATCAAACCGCCGAGAGTGGGGCTCAAGACGGTAAAGATGCTGCAAACGCTGGGGGCGATAGCGGCAAACCGGGTATTGTCCCTTACGAACAATTCGATCACGCTGTTGGACAAACAAAGAAGGTCAAAGAAAAGCTGCAGGTAACTGAAGCTAAGCTCCAAGAGCTTCTGCGTGAAAAAGAAGAACGTGAGAAAAAAGAACTAGAGCAACAAGGTAACTATAAAAAAATGCTCGAACTCCGAGAAAAGGAAGTCTTGGATACAAAGCAAAGGTTATCTGAAATTGAATCTAGGTGGACAAATTCCGTAAAGCTTAGCGCTGTGATGACAAAGATACCTGGCAAGGTAGAAAAGTCTCAGTACTTAGGTTTTATCGACTTAGACAAAGTTGTCATAGACCCGGAAACCAATGAAGTAGACTTAGCTTCCGCTGAGGCCGCTGCTAGTGAGTTTGTAAAGTCTTACCCAGAGCTGATTAAAACCGAGGGTAAGAAGCTGCCAAGCAATAGCGCAAGCGGAGGGCAAACTGGGATTACTGAAAGTCAGTGGAAACACATGACCGGCAAAGAGAAAAAGAAGTACAAAATAACTGATATTAAATGGGGAGAATAAACTATGAGCATGACTTTAGTCACACAGTTAGAAGATCAAGTACAAAAGTTTTGGGCACCTTTGCTTCAAGACCAATTGAAGGAAGAAACTCTGCTTCCTTCGCTTGTTAATAAGGAATATGAAGGCGTAATCAAGCGCGGCGGCGACACTGCATACGTCAGCATGATCAAGCGTCCTTTGGCTGAGCGTAAAACAAAAGGCGCAGGCGCTGAGAGCTTTAACTCTGCAGCTCTTGAGACGAGCCGAGTCGGCATCGTAGCTGACCAACGCATCACGGCTTCTTTCGAAGTTGAGGACTTGGTTGATATCCAGTCTCAAATTTCGCAAGACAACCCAAAAATGCGCCAAGTGCTCTTCGAAGCTTTGGAGATCGAGCTTAACAGCTACCTCTATAGCCTCGTAGCTCCTTCGGCTTCTGCTCCTGACCATACGGTAACAAGCGTAACGGACTTCAACGCCACTGCGCTTTTGAACGTAAGGAAGCTTGCAGCTCAAGCTAAATGGTCGAAAATGCCTGGCTGGTACTTGCTGGTAGATCCTCAGTACATGAGTGACTTGCTCAATGCTCAGACGCTGACCTCCAGCGACTATGTTCCAGACGCTCCAGTAGTTGGCGGACAAATTGCCCGTCAGCGCTTTGGATTTTCGATATTGGAAGATAACAGCTCGGCTCTTGTAGGGCTTGGCACTTCTGGGCAAGACGCTGCTTTGGCTTTCCACCCTGACTTTATGTACCTGGTTATGGGCGAGCCAATGGTTAAGATATCTGACCAACATTCTCAAAAGAAGCACGGTTATGTTGTGTCGGTTGATATGTGGTGCGGTGCAAAGCTTGGCCTTGAAGGCGCTTTGAAGCACATCACGGTGATCAACACCTAAATGACTAATCCCGTACTGACTACAAACTTAAGCGGTCGGGGTTACTTGATAGCGCTAGATGGGCCTACAGCTGAATCAGTTGTTGCTCTTCTAGCGCAGATCAAGACGCCATTTAAAGTAGTCGCAATGTATTCAGATGGGAAAAAGCATTTCGCAGTAATCGAAACTAATCGAAAGTTAAAACTTAAAAGGGGATAACCATGCCAGCCGTAAAAGACGTTAAAGTATTGGGCGCACCAGCGTCTCAAAGCATTGAAGTAGTACGAGTAACCTATGACTTCGCAAAGGATGCCGGAGCAACCGGAAGCCTTGATTTGTTCGAGGCTAAAGTAGCATGCGCTGTTAAGCTTCGTTACATCTTGGTTGAAACCGCAGTAACCTCTGGCGGATCGGCAACGATCGCAGCTGGTAAGGCAACTGGCGGAACTGGAATGCTCTCTGCTGCAGCTATCTCGGGCTTTTCCGCTGGCGCAGTAGTAAACCCAACTACTCAAAACTCGCTAAAGCTAGTAGCTGGCGAAAAAATCGACATGACCATTGCTACTGCAGCTTTGACTGCAGGCAGGCTCGTGTTTGTTCTCGAAGTTGGCCGTTTCTAGTAGTTATGCCGGATCTGGGGCAAGGCAAAAATGCTTTGCCCCATTTTCTATCTGGAGTTTAAATGGCTCAGCCGGATCAAATATCAGATAGAATAAGAAGCTCTTATGTCGAAGACGCTTTGGCTACTGGTACATCTCGCCAAAAAGTCACAGCTCTAATTGATCCATCTCAGTTTCCAATACCAGTAGATGCATCAGGCGCATCATCTTCAGAATACGCAAAGATTATAAATGCTGACGATAAGGTTGAGGCTTACGTGTGGCTAGACTTTAATAGCCGAAAGCTACGGCGAGTCAGCACTATTACATACACGGCTGACTCAATAAGCCTCACAGCACAGGTTGTAGATACTTATACATACACACTAGTGGCTGGCGAATACCGGCTAGACAACATCACAAGGACATACACGCCATGAGATATATAATTGCGACTAAAGAAGAGATCGATATCAACGTAGGCGATGAGGTTCGGCTAGTAGATGACTTCCAGGCAAAGCTACCTGGCTTTTTCTTAGTAGTGGAAGCGCTTGAGACTTATCTTGTAATCGACTTCAAAGAGTCGGGTATCTTTGGATTTAGTCCAGAGCTAATCGCCGCAGTTAAGAAAAAGGGCAGTGACGTTCCAATCGATCTATCTGAACAGGTTGTGGCGATTGTTAACAACGTCCTGCCAGGTATCGCTGAGCAAGTGATTAATGACGCAATTAAAAAGCAGGTAACGCCTGAGTTTATTGAGTCATTAATCCCTGGCGTAGTTGAAAACAGAGTCAGACAAACAGTTGGCTCAATACTAATTGAAGTCGGAAACGGGCTTATTAAGTAATGGCTGATTCAGATGAGTACACAGGATTAGTACCTGACTCTGATTTAGAAAACCCGCAAGGGGTTCAGCCAGTGTATTATGTAATAGCAGATGGGATGCTTCTAGGAATCCTCCCAAATGACTGGGTGGACCTAGATGACACCATTAGACTTGATCCATTATGGGGATCAAGATTTCAAGTTTATCAGTGCTTTAATGAGTACATAACTGTGCGCATGCTAGATGGGGATGACAGGGTATATAGAGAGATCGCAGTTGACCCAAAGCTTGTGTGGAACAATTTTAGACGTGTCGCAAAGGAAGAGCCATGACTAAGTGTGTGGTAAAAAACCTGTTAGAAGATGTAGTGAGTGTGTACGATCAAACGAAAACCACTATTCAAGGGCGAGTATTTCAAAAGACGCTTTCTGGCGAAGACTGCTTAGGCCCACCGCTAACAAAGTTTATTGATGTTACCACCGATACTACTGCTTTTGGTGCCGTGACCCCTGGCGGTCCAATGCATCTGACATCAAACGGCAGGCTTTTTGTGTGCGCAGGTCCAGCCGCCGGGTTAGTTACAATAGTTTTATATAACTTCAATTTAGATACTGGAGCGACGTCTATTGTTGGAAGGCTTATTGTAAGCCTTCCGAATACGGCAGCTACAACCCATACGATTCGTGGCTTTAAGGTTGTAAATACTGGCACTACTGGCTGGAAAATGTTCATTGCCACAACTGGGTCTGTGCTGATTAACGGCGGGCTATTTATGGCTAATAGCATTGATCTAGCAGACTTTACGGCGTCTGGTACTACTATCCCGTTTGCGACTGGATCTAACCAAAAGGCGGTATATTTTCTTCAAAACTCGGGAGCGCTTGGAACACTTCATACGGCAACCTCAGCTGCCGGCCTAGTGCTAGATACAGCCGCTACTAGAATATATCTGCATAACGGCGTGTCTGCGACCCATCAATATAGATGGTTTGATTACTCGGGTACTCCAAACGTTCCTGGGCAGACCTTTACAGTTACGATTGCAACTCCAGGAGTTGTGACCGCCACAGCCCACGGCTTTTTAGTAAACGATCAAGTAGTGCTCTCTACTACTGGCGCTTTGCCAACTGGATTACTAGCTGGAACGGTCTACTTTGCTAGAAACGTGACGGCAAACACGTTTGAACTATCGGCTACTAGCGGCGGCGCATCGATTGCAACCTCTGGCACGCAGTCGGGAACACATACTGTACGTAGGGCTTTTGGCATTACCGGATCTCTTACTCACGATGCTACAGGTAACCTTCCGGCTTTGACTGGGACGCTACTAAACACAAATAATGAAAATAGGCATACACCTACGGCAGGTCCAAACGCATCTAATGCTTGTATTGATTTTCTAACGTCATCAAACGTGTATCGTGGCAGAATTAGCGAGCTAACTACTGGCGCTACTACGTGGCCTAGCCTTGAATCGTATAATATAACATCAAGCACGATTACCGCGCCCACGGCAGCTTTTGGCGCTTTCTTAGAAACAGTACAAAAGTGGGTATATGTCACTAACGGCACCAAGTTTGTTCAAAAAGGTGACGCAAATAGCAGCATAGATCGCACGTTTGGATCTCTGTTCAATAAATTCTTAGAGGCAATGCCGGTAGATACGGTAAACTTTGGCCTTCCAGCTATCGGCGGATTTGAAAACCAGTCGGGATGGATTTTGATTAATTCTAGTACGACTGGAGTTCGAGGCGTTGTGGCCATGGATTTTAGGTCAGACTCTGCGTTTGATTATTCATACATCGTATCGCCTGTGTACACGGTCAATTCGGCAACGTTAAAGAACATTGCCGCGGTTGAATCGTTATTTGAGTCAACTGGAACGCTTGTGTTCTACTATCGGACAAGCGGTTTTGGATCTATTGCCGGAGGATGGACTGAGATTGCAACCGCCGAGATCTTAAGTATCGCGCTAGGAGAGCAGGTTCAGTTTAAAGTAGCCTTTGATATCGCAAACGAGGATGCATCAACGCCTGGCCAGATTATATCTCTAGTGCTTGGGCTACTTGGAACAGACGACTTAAGCAGCCAGTGGGTTGGATCTCCTGCGAACTCTCAGGAAGGTCCGCCTACAAGATTCGCATTTAGACTTCAGTACGCTTACGAATCAGGCACTGTTCCAGAGCTGATTGTGGACGCATACGATGACACAGATGTGCTTGTAGCTACAAAGTCGACGGTGACGCACGCATCTGACTTTGAATACTCTACAAACAATGGTTTTACATGGAGCGCGCTTGGCACGATTCCAAACACTGCGCTTACAACTGAGCTTAGATTAAACTTAGCATCAATGCCTGGCACGATTGTGCGGGCAAGGATTAGAGAGGCCTAATGCCAATCTACTTTGAGCAGTTCTATCAGGATACAGCGCTTGCATGCGTCACTGATTTAACTCCGCCTACTTTTTCAGGCATTAGCGGGCTATCTGTAAATCCTGATGGCTCTATGACTGCATCTTGGAGTGCTGCCACTGATTCAACCCCTCAAATTAGATATGAGGTCTATGTCCAGGGATCAACCGCCACTGGGCTCTTTAATCTAGCTAATATTCAGCAAATCGTTACCACTACAAGCGCAAGGATCTTTACGCTTCCTAATCTTACGTATCTACAAAACGGCGTGACATATTACGTTGGCGTAAGAGCGGTTGACGGTGTTGGAAACCGAGAGACTAATACCGCATCACAAAATGCCGTCTCTACAGGCGTTCTAGCAGCCGCCGTAAAGTATGAAGGAATCGCTCTATTGTCGGTTAACGAAGCAAACGAGCTGCAAGGCTTAGTGTATCTGCATGGAGACGGTAAGGCTGTCAGCACGCTATTAGGAACCGCTACATTTAGTGTCTATGATGAGACTGAAACGCTATTACCAGCGTTTACGCAGACCGGCCTTACTGCAAACGCAAATGGTGTGTACACGCTAGCACCTGTGTCAGCTTCCACACTAGATCCATTTACCCATTACAGAGCTAGGATGCAGATTACACATAATAGTGTCGTAATAGACACATACGCAGGATTTATTATCGGGGAATAATGGGGACTAGAGCAAATGGCCGAAAGGCTACAGTGTTTATGCAGTCCATCCAGGTTCTAAAGGCCGAATGGTTTTATAGACCTCTATTTTCAAGATCCGATAAAATACTTACAATTTCTGGAAACAAGCGCTCGAATTATTGGCAAGACAAGTTTGAAAGAGCTAGATCAGATGTACAATTAGAATGCTACAAATCTGTACTGCCAAAGCGCCTACTTGGAGTCATTAAATGAGCAACCGCATTATATACTCAGACGGCACTACTCTGTTAGATTTGAGCCCAGAGCTTGCTAGATATAAAAGCGGCACCGCTGTAATTGACTCATTTCAAACAACGCACGCCCTCTACATCGGTCAGAGATCTCCTTTTAACCACTTCTTTGTAAAGATGGGCGATGTAGCTAACACAAACCCTACTCAAATGGTTGTGCACTACTGGGATGGCACTGTTTGGGTGCCAGCTGTAGATACTCAAGATGTAACAAGCGGGCTATCTCAAGACGGCTTTGTAGAGTTCTACCCAAATAAGAACAAAGGATGGACTAGAGAGACTACAAACTTTGATGGCGATGTAGTCACTGGCCTTGAAGATATCGTGATCTATGATCTGTTTTGGGCAAGGATTACCTTTACTGCTATTTTAGATAACGACATTGAGCTTCGGTTTATCGGTCAGAAGTTTTCAGATGATGACGATCTAGCATCTGAGTATCCAGACCTTGTAAGATCAACGGTGCTCACAAGATTTGAAGCTGGCAAGACTTCCTGGGAAGAGCAGCACGTAAGAGCGGCTGAGATTATTGAGCAAGATCTTATTCAAAAGCGCGTCATAAAGGATAAAGGTCAGATTTTAGAGCGCGATGCATACCGCCTAGCATCTGTGCACAAAGTAGCTGAAATGATCTTTGGAGCTTTTGGCGATGACTATGCCGATCAAAAGCTTGCCGCAAGACACGAATACAAAGACCGCATGGATAAGGTCATTTATCTTGTAGATGAGTCTGAAGACGGCATTTTAGACCCTTATGAGACTAAAAAACAGCAAGGATGGCTATCTAGGTGAGTAAGTTTAGCACTGTATATGATGCTTTAACCGCACTCCCAGGGATCTTGTTTACAGGCGTAAACGTCAAAACAGAAATCCCAAACCCATACCTATTAGAAGATAACGTGCAGCAATTTCTCTATAAAGGATGGGGTTTAAAGGTAGGCCCTGCCGAATATGCAATTGATCGAAGCTGTAACTCGCATTTAGCTATAAATCATTCGATGTCATACGTGCTCGCATACGAAGTTATCAGGCTAGATAGTGATACGACTGAATTTCACACTAAAGCCAAGGCAATTAAAGAAGATGCGCAGATTCTCTCGATGAGACTTCATAGAGAGGATGAGCTTGGGCTTCCATCAGATGTCAGCATTATTGAAGTTGGCACTGTGTCAGAGATCATTTTTGTACAGGCTGGCAAAAGCAAGTTGATAAGTATTGAGGTACCATTCACAATAACGATCAGAGAATTGATCCAATAGGGGGATAAATGGCATTCACAACGCGTGCATCACGCTTATTCGTTGTAAAAGAAACAACTGAAGGGGTTCTAGAATCCCCAAGTAACTCAAACCAAGCTGTCGCTTTACAGGAAGGCTTTGAAACTCTGCTAGAAAAAGAGTTAATCGACTCTCCTGAAATTCGCGGCTCTATTGGAGCTGCAAAGGCAGTGGTTGGCGTAGATAACGCAAGCGCCACTATCGATCACTTCCTAAAGCACTCTGGCGTGGAAGGCACCGCCCCTGAAGACGATTTGTTCTTTGAATCACTACTTGGCGCTAAGAGCGTAAGAACTACCGAGCGTGACACCGTGTCTGGCTCGACGGCTGGCTCTGCATCCGCAAGAGCTGTGCTGAACGTAAACACTGGCGAAGGCGCTGAGTTTTCAAGAGGCGATATTCTCTTGATTAAAGACGCAATGAACGGATTTTCGATCCGTCCTGTTTACTCTGTAGCCACGGACGCACTCTCGCTTGGCTTTAACCTCCCCGCAGCTCCTGCATCGGGCGTAAACTTAGGGCGAGATGTTACATTTAAGCCAACGAACGCTGGTCACCCATCGCTTAGCTTTTGGGACTATCGTGGTAACGGCGCTGCTATTCAGGCCTTAACTGGCATGCAAGCTGTATCGGCTACGATTACAGCAAACGCAGGTGAGATTTTAAACGTATCGCATGAGTTTGCAGGACTTGGCGGATACTTTGATCCAATCGTTCTGCCAGCTACTCGTTACGTTGACTTTACTGACGATGACGGCACCTTTGCTGCAGCGATCCCAGCGGGTGTATATCGCCCAGTTGAGCTAGCACAAGTCATTGGCGAGGCTATGACTGCAACGGCAACCACTCAAGTGCACACGGTATCTTACAATAACGATACTGGTAAATTTCGATTTACCTCTACTGGCACGGTATTGTCGCTTCTCTGGAACACGGGAGCTAACACTGCAAACACAATCGGAACATTGATTGGGTTTTTGGTAGCAGCTGACGATACTGGTACGGCAGCTGGCACTGGGTATACCTCTGATAACGCATTCTCTACTCTTCAGAGCGCATATTCACCGACCTATGATGCATCATCCCCGCTTGTGGTTAAGAATAACGAATTCTTTATGGGTAAGTTTAGCGAGAACTTTAACATTAAAGACTGCGTTCAAACCATGGAGTGCTCAATCGAAGTAACCAAGGACCCAATTCCTTGCGCTACTTCTATTAGCGGACGTGATGTTCCAGTAGCTACTGCACGAAACGTTGAAATCACCATGGTTATCACGCTTCAGCAGTATGAGGCTCAGCAGTTTGAGTACTTTGCAAAGAACGAATCTGTATCGTTTATGTATAACTTTGGCGAAAAGTCCGGTGGTAACTGGCAAGCTGGGAAGTCTGGCTGTTTATACCTTCCAGACGCAGTTATCGTTGGATACAGCCTAACGGATACGGACGGTATCGTGACTGTAGAGCTAATCCTTCGTGCGCACGTTGACTCAGCAGGCGCTGGCGAAGTTTACCTAGGGTTCGTATGAAGACAGCTGTTTTTACGCCAGCTCTTTGTCAGCAGCCAGAATCTGATTATGAGGGGACGATTGAGTTTCGTCCCCCTTTAATCGAAGAGCGTTTTTCGTACTTTGACTTAGCAAGCTTGAACGTTGACGAAAAAGGTCAAGTCGAAGTTAAGCCTAAGGAAGGGCTAAAGCTTGTCCGCGTATTAGCTCCGGAAGTAAAAAAGCATATTGTAAAGATTGATATTAAACGAAAGTCAGACGGCGAAAAGCTAGAGACCTACGATGATCTAGCTCAAGACCCAGACTGTATGCAGATCATTATTGATATGTGCATGATGCTGCTACAGGGGTTTAAGCCGTCAAAAAACTCAAAACCCTCTTAGAGCAACAAACGCGCTGGGCTTTAAAGGGGGTTAGATCGACAAACGACGCGGCGATACTCGTAAATGAGTATTTTATGCGTCGTGCGCTAGCCGAGGTAGGCGTAGCAGTACCAGAGCTAGACTGCTTTAGAGCTGAATGCTTTGCGATAGTGAATACCGAGATTACTCGGCATCAAAACGCAGAGAATAAGAAAGCGGGACAGAGGCGTCATGGCAGACGATAAGATTTTAATACCAGTCGAGGCGGATACAGAGCGCCTAGAAGCGCAGATTAAATCATCCGTTAAGGGTATTAATAGCCAGCTAAGTAAGATCTCGTTTGCATCTCTCATTAGTGGGATTGATGCGGCGATTAATCTATCCTCTAGGCTTGGATCGTCGCTTGCAAACGCCTTTTCAGCTCCTGTAAGAGAAGCTGCCGCAGCTGATGAGGCAGTTGAAAAGCTCAATATATCTTTAAAGCTATCTGGATCTTTTTCTAGAGAAGCATCAAATGAGTTTTTAAATCTATCTAGCGCGCTTCAATCGACAACTACTTTTTCAGATGATGCAGCGGTTGGTGCATTAACTCTTGCGAAGAACTTAGGCCTAACAAATGATCAAGCGGTAAAGGTTACAAAAGCCGCTGCTGACCTTGCGGCTATTACTGGCGATACGCTAGAAGGCGCTACAGAAAAACTATCAAAGTCTCTATCTGGTAATGCAAGCCAGCTTCAAAGGCAGCTTCCGTTTTTAAGAGGACTAACTGAGCAGCAATTAAGAGCTGGCGTTGCAGTAGATATCTTAGCTCAAAAGTTTGCCGGTGCTGCAAATGCACTTGGGCAAACATTTTCTGGCTCTATTGGAAAGACAAGTAATGCTTTTTCAGACCTACTTGAAACGGTCGGAAGATTTATTACTCAAAATCCAATCGTAATTGGTCTTATCAATGAGCTAGGCAAAGTCTTTAATGATCTAAACTCGTTTATATCTAAAAACTCTACAACGATTAGGGCTTTTATTGACTCGGCTTTGATAGGGTTAATCGACGCATTCACATTCATTGGCCAGGCCGTTGGCACTGCAATTAGGGTAATTGCGCCGCTAGCATCACAGATTGCAACATTTGTGGCTGTATCTATTGGGATTAAAGTAATCCCAGCGATTATATCGTCTATATCTACAGCATTTACGGGCGTTTCTATTTCCGCAGGCGCAGCTCAGATCGCGCTAAACGCTTTTAAAGTATCAGCAACGCTTGGGCTATCGCTGATTATTGACCAGCTAATTAAGATTGGCGCTGCATCTACAAGCGTTGAGGACTTTTTTAGAAGGCTAGCTGCTACGATTAAAAGCGCGCTATCAACTGCATTAGACGCAGTGCTGCTGGGCTTTCAAAAGGTCATTGAGATTGGATCGAAGATCCCTGGTATTGGATCGGGCTTTGCAAAGGTGCAATCTTCTATTGCTGATGTAAGGTCAGAGCTAAATAAAACAACTGCCGCCGCATCATCATCTAGCAGCTCATTAACTAACGGGCTAAATAGCGCAGCTGACACTGTAGATGAGCTAACTGCCAGGATTGCAAACCTTGGGGTTACTGCCCGTGATAGTTTTGGTCAGACAGCTAAAGCAGCATCTGATGCTATATCAAATGATATAGTAATTAGTCCGCAGCTAGATCTTGCGTCATTTAAAAACGCGGTAGCTCAAGGACAAGGCGATATTGCTGCCGGGCTTGGTTTAAATCTAAATCTTCAGCAATTAGACATCACAGCCCAAGGCGCTACGCTACTTGGCGCAGGAGCTGAGGTAATAAGTGGAGCCTTTAAGGGCGCGCAAGGCGCTGGCCAAGTTCTATCAACGGTTGTGGGCCAAGTAGTAAACACGATTATTCCAGGTCTTGGCGGTGTGGCATCTGAAATATTTAACGTATTAGCCGCAGGGCCAGAGGCCACGGCTGGATTTATTACTGGGTTTATAAATGCGATCCCTCTCATTATAGAAAATATAATATTATCGCTGCCTGCCTTGGTTGAGGCCCTGGTTAACGGTCTATTAGAACTCCCCGGAAGGCTCATAGAATCGCTCTCAAATAGCCTGCCAGAAGTCATAGGAAAATTAATCGGCCAGCTGCCACTCATCGCGACACGGTTCGCTCTGGCAATAAGCGCGCAGGCCCCATTCATAGCGATTCGGTTCGCAATCGGTTTTGTGAAGGACGGGATACCTGCCATCGTGAAGGGGTTTATTGAGGAGCTAAAAAAAGGACTTCAGTCGATTTTAAAGATCTTTGGCGGCGGTGAAGGCGGGGCTCTAAAAAAGGTTACAAAGATTTTCGGCTTTGCTGACGGTGGTATGCCGGTATTTTCAGGCGGCGATAACATCCTAGCAGGCTTTAACGCAAAAGAGCTTGTAGTTGATAAGACCGATACAAGACGCCTATCTCAGTTCCTAGATGCGCAGGAGCTAGCCTCTAGAGCGCCAAGGCAATCAGTCAATACTAGCGTTACAGTGCCAATTACGCTCGATAGAGCTGTACTTGCTACTGCCATATTTCAATTAAACCAAGATGGGTTTAGGACCGCATGAGTTTATCTAAAGGCAAGCTTTTTACATATAACTATATCTCACTTGATATCCTACTCAACACGGATGTCAGCTCTGAGAACCCAAACTTTCCTGTGACCAATGCGTATAACCTACAAAGACGTACTAAAGTGTGGCGCTCTCAAGGATACTTTAAGGTTGTAGCTGGCGATAACACGATCATTTTCAATGAGGGGGGCAGTGATTTAACTGCTACCGTGGCACCTGGGGAATATGCGTCTGTATCAGCGTTTATGACGGCCATCGATAACGCGTTTACGACCGCCCCAGGCGCTACTGGTTCATATACTGTATCGCAAACTGCGTTACTAAAGTTTCAGATCACTAAAGGCGCTGGCACGTTTAATATTAAATGGACCGCAGCTGCTAGCGCTGACATGGCAGCAATGCTTGGATTTTCTACTCTATTGGACGATACTGGCGCTCTTTCGTACACAGCCGACTCTCTTAGAATAAATACCGATGAGTGGATTCTATGGGACATGGGCCTTGCAAGTAATCCAACCGCGTTTCTAATGTGCGATCAGCGAAATAGAGCACTAAAGCTATCTCCCAATGGCACATTCTATCTGCAAGGTAATGAATCAAACGATTTTACAACGCCTAGCTACTCAGAAGTTATTCCGTACGATGATGAGATTATGGGGATTATCCGGGAAACAGGTCTACATACCCAATCTCTTAGGTACTGGCGTGTTAAGTTTGTAGATCAAAACCCTAATGCGTACATTCAGATTGGCGCATTCTTTTTAGGCACTGCATTTGAGCCGCCTCGTGGCAGGATTACTTTCCCGCTTCAATCAAAGTACGAAGACAGATCTATTACAGTTACATCTGAAGGCGGTCAGATATTTACTGAAGTCTATGAGCAAACTCAGGACTACACTATTAAATGGCAGGGATTAGAAAAGGCGGACAAAGAGGATTTAAACCAAATCTATTCAGACTTTGGCACTGCTAATCCGTTTTTTATCTCTTTAGATACTGACTCTGTTTATTCTACAGCCAAAAACCGCATGTATAAGTTTGTGCGCTTTGCGTCAGAGCCGTCATGGGAACTAGTTAGCCCTAATAATTTTAGCTGCAATATGGTCTTGCGGGAGGATCTATAATGAAACGTAGGTTCTTTATCGCTTTAGATACAGCGGATCTTACAACTGGCTTTGCTAGGTATCAAAAGATTATCCCTCCATCAAACACGGTACTAAGAGGCTTTCAAACGTGGTTTTTTGTGTGGAACAACCCCACATTTACAGACGTATACTTTCACATTTACTCCTTAGACGGCACTACGCCACGGCAGCTCTTATATACGTCTACAAACCTTGTGACTAAGGCTGACCTTCATACGCTTGCGTACGCTGATAAGGGCTTTGGCATGCTCTTTAATGATATCGCTCTAAAGGGCGGTGAGAGCTATGCGCTAGTGCCGCGTGCTACAGGTTATAGCGCAACGGGTAGCGCATATCTTGGGTGGCAGCTAGGATACCCAGACCCAGCGTATAAACTAAACGTGCCAACTAGCAGCGTTGCAAACCTTGGTAGATCGCCATTTAAGATCGATGGGTTTGTAGGGGATAAGCTTTAATGGCGTATTCAGATCTTATAGAAAAAGAGGGAATAGATTCACAGTATCTAGTGATTCTATCTCCTAGAAGGCGTGCCACAGGCTTTACGCTCTTTTCTGGATCTGTATATAGCACGGCATTTGATTACGGGTATGTGACTAGCGTTCAGGTCGACGGAGTAGCGCTAGCAAACGGGAGCTCTACTTCGTTATCGGCAGGTCAGTTCTACTTTGCGTCAAACGTTCTCTACATTAGAAAAGCTGACTCAACCGTACCTACTGCTAACTACGTAGTAGCTACTTATGAGTTATACTACGGCACAAAAGATGAGCACTGGCATAGAGATCCGCTAAATACTTCAAGTGATCCTTTATATTATGAAGCTAAAGTTGAAAAATCTCCGGATTTAAAGAGCGATATATCGCAGTCGTTATTTGGCTTTCAGCCAGTTCAAAGATCCACAATATCGATCATTAATACAGATCATGCGCTTCAGCGTGACGTGTATGACTCAAGCTTTTCTAAAGCGTCTATAAAGACCTATCATGTACTAAGAGAGGCGCCTGGCACTGATATAGATGTAGCCAACATAAAGCTTGTCTATGACGGCATGATGCAAGACGTATCTTGGGATCAAAACAAGATACGAATAGAGACGGTTTCTGGCGAAGATGAGCTATCATCCGAGTATCGGAACACGCATGCATCGTTTTATAGCAGCACGCTATTTCCGAACATAGACCCCCAGGCAATTGGCAGGCCCGTTCGGTACGTATACGGCGTTGTAGATGGGTTTCTGCCAGTAAACGTCTCCTACGTTGATCCGCAAGCATCAACTACTTCTGATAACCGGCAGTGGGCTGTAATAGGCGAGCAAAACAATCTAAACAATGTTGTAGCCACGGTTGGCGGCGGAACGCATACCACAACTAGAACGTTTCTAACTGCGCTCTTAGGGCTTCGCGTTGGCGATCATGTGTTTATGAACCGGGCCTCTGGCGGTGATGAGTACAAGATCGTAACGGCAGTTGGGGTAAACTACATTGACCATACGGCTCTAGCATCACCAATGACTAATGGCGATACGGTTGAGAGATCCTTTGTAGGGGCTGTTACAATCATTCAAAATGACGTTATCTATAGGCCGCTCTTTAATCGCGATTATACGACAAACGGCTCTATGGCTGGCGGCATATCAGGCATTACCTTTGTAAATAACTTTGAAGCAAACGTTTCTATGCCAACGCCGCTAACTAATAACGATAAGGTTATTCTGCGGGTATACGGCAGAAAGAATGACCTAACTCTTGGCGGTCCATCCTTTGGCGTAAACGATTCAGAGACAAACAATATCACTAGGCCTGTCATGGTAATCCTAGATTTAATAAAAAAGGGCCTAGGGATTCCAGAGGCTAGGCTAAATACGGCATCATTTACGCAGCTATTATCCGATAGAACAGACGCACTAGGGTTTGCCATACCTGCCAAAAGTTCTAGTAACATGCCAAAATATCGGGATATTTTAGTTGATATCATCGAAACATCGCTAATTCGTATGCATATCGACGATGATTTAAAGTGGACGGTTGGCGCAGTAGACCCAATGGGCGTTACAGACCGCGAAATTGATGACTTTGAGATTGTCTATGATTCGATATCTTGCAAGTTTTCCTACAAGGACGTGTACTCGGACTTTGTAGTCAGGTACCGAGCTCTAGAGGCAAGCGAATCGCTTCAAGATAGTGGGGATACGGTATCTACGGTATCGGCGTCATCTACAGTGGCAAAGCTACTGCATAAGATTAGCCGCCAAAAGCTGCACGATAGCCTTCATTTTAAAGAGGCTGACGCTATAGAGCTAGTAACTAGGCTTGTTTACTTGTTTGGCGATCGTTTTGGCGAGCTATCGCTTAAAGCAAAGAACCGCTTCTTTTTGACTCAAATTGGCGATGTATTAGAGATTAATCGAACCAAAGTGCCAGGCTTTAGCTTTGATCCTGAAACCGAGCGTCAAAGAAAATTTTCGGTTAGCACTGTGACTAAAAACCGAACTTCAGTCACAATAAGCGCATACGATCAAAAGGGAATCGAAGACAATTCCGGCAGCTGGTAATTACGTAAAGGGGATAACATGGGCGGCATAAGAGTAGTGGATGTTGTGGTTGGGTATGAGACAAGCGTTCAGCCAACTGCGGTAACTCCTAGTAACGATGCAGATGTCGTAACCAAGGGCTATGCCGATGACACGTATACCAGAAAAGATAACGTAGGCGGCACGGTAGCTGACGTTACTGCGCTAAAGGGTCTAGATTCAGGGGACGCAGACCGCATTGATGATCAAATCTTTATTGTTATCGGAAAAGGCTATTACTACTGGGATTCGGCATCTACTACGCCAGGCGATGACGATGAGGTGGTAACCCCAAGCGATATTACAGAGCCAGCACCTGGTCGATGGATTTTAGATTCCTCTGCCGGAGGAGGGGGCGGCTCTGGCGGCATGGCAAACCTATATCTTGCCGAACAAAAGGCCGCTGCCGAGCAGGTTGGGGTATACTCTGCGCCTGTTCCAAACTCAGTAGTGCAAAGCTTTGTAGGTGTGGCAGATCAAGTAACATCTTACGTGTGGGATAACTACACGTCTGGAACTGCGCTAGTAATGGTGCATGATCCAAGGTTTTTAGAATCAGGCGATGAGGATACGGATTCGGCTACAAACTGGGCTGCGCAAGCAGCTGCCACAAGTCTTACTGCCACAAACACGGCTGGCGAGTTTAGAGTCGGCACTCATGGTCTAAAGTTTAACAAAGATAACTCTGCTACAAGCGCTAGAATCAGATACGATGCTGGCTCTGTTGTAAGAAGCGCAGCTGGCTTTACTGAGCTATTTTTCTGGATCAACCTTCCAAGCTTGACAAACTTATCTAGCGTCGAAGTGCGCATGGATATTGATGGTACTAACTATCAATCATACACGGCAACGCTTGATCATAAGGGTAATGCGCTAGCTACTGGCTGGCAGCTAATTAGAATTGATCTATCTACGGCTGGCACAACGTTTGGCACTGGCTGGGATAAATCAAAGCTATTTAGATACTTTCATGTCGGAGTTGTCACGTCATCTGCAACGCAAACCTACACAGGAATCATTGTAGACGGTGTTGTGTTTTCGCGTGAAAACCCTGCATCACTAGGCATTAAAACCTATAAACGAAATATATATAACTCATCTACAGTTGAGACACTGATTGTATCTAGCGCATCTGCAAGAGAGGCAGGCGAAGTAACGTTAGCAGCTGGGTTATCAAACGCATATACGGCAGGATTTAAAACGACGGCAAACTCTAAGATCCAAAGAAGTACGCACCTGATATCTGATAACAAGGCTCAGATGCTTGATGGGCTCTCAGGCGCAGCTGCAGACCTTCAGACATCTAGAAAGACGGTTATACTTCCAGCTGCAGTATCGTCTGCAAATTTTCAGGCCTCTATTGGATGGGGCACGGACATGACCTTTAAGGTCACCGCGGTTGTAGATTCAGATACAATTGAAGTATCTGATGCTGCAAACTCTACGGCAAACATTGTGTCTGGAAGAGTATTTGACGTTTTTCAAACCATTGCCGATCCAGAGAGCTCCGAGCAATACGTATCTAGGCTACTACCTCTAACAGTGTCTAGCTCATCGCATTCTAGCGGCACGACAACTATTAATACTGGAACGAACACTGGGATTGCCGTTGGCGATACGATTGTAATGCGTCAGGTATCAAACGAGCGCCTATCTTGCGTAGGGCTTACTGCAAACGAGAACTTTCAAGCGCTAACAAATATTGAAAGAAACTGCATTAACACTGGGCTTCAGTATCCAAGGGTTCAAAACGTACTTGCTCACTATAACCTTGGCGGGAAGACAAACGCTATTGGGACCAGAAATAACAAATCAAATATTGGCGGTGCCGTATCGCTTACGACAAACGGAACGATAAACCAGACGGTAGAGTTCTTACCTGGAATATTCGGCGCTGGACCATTTAGTGATTCGGATTACTTTTCTCATCCAAACGCTGGCATTCAAGGCATATCTGCAGATAGCGGACTGTCCGGATCTACTGGAAGATTCTCGATGTCATGCTGGGTGTATTTAGATGTAACCCCAGGCTCTCAGCAGATCTTAATGCACAAGACAAACGGATCTAACCAAGGCTGGTATGTTGAGATTCAGGCAACCACCGCTAGGTATCAAGTAAACTTTAACTCAACTACTGGGATTACTACCGCTAGCGTTATTGTTGGCAGGTGGAATCACTTGGCTTTAGCTTGGGAGGACACCTCTGGGACCAACATTAATAGCATATGGCTAAATGGAGTTGAGACTAAGTTTAATGGAACGCCATGCTCCGATAGCGGATTTGTGCTTGATATCGGCAGGTATACGTCATCAGGGATTCCATTTAATGCTGGCAAGCTAGCTCAGCTTGTATTTTGGGCAAATTACAAGATCGACCAAGGCATTGTGAATTCTATATACAACGGCGGGCGTCCAAGGCCGCTTGGCAACTTCCCACAAATGCTAAATAGATATGAGGTAAATGCTCTAACTGGTCAGAAGCTATCGATGGAAGCTGATACAATTAGAACAACGGATGCAACTGATCCATTTTTGACTCATATGGTTGCCGCAGTAATCTAAGATTTATTAACAAAAGGAGACACCATGGAATTGGTTAAAGTCGAAGTAGAACTTGGCAAAGAAGCGCATGAGCTAGCAAAGATGCTAAGCAAGATTGCAAAGGCTGCGATCTTGGCAAGCAAAGATGGTTTTCAAGCCACCGATGTAGTGCCAATCATTCAAGAGACGTTTTCTGCGCTCTCTGGCGAAGGAATGAAGGGGCTAGATAAGCTTCCTGAAGAGATTAAAGCAGATCCAGCTAAGTTTGCACTGGCGCTCATGGTTGAAATCGACCATGTGATTGATGCCGTCTAACTGCGAAGTTCTATCAATATTAGGTGTAGTACAGCTACTTATTGTGGGTGCTTACCTTGTGGCGCTAATAGTGCCAGGTGAGCACCCCGATAAGGAGATACGCTGGTTACTAGAGATCACTCAAAGGATATCCAAAAAATGAGCTGGCTTACTGCAATTGGTTCGGCGCTTATGGGTTTTTTCTCAGCCCTGCCAAAGATCATCGACGAGATAGCAGCATGGCGGAAGTCTCAAGATATACGTCATGAGCAACAGGTAGCTAAAGAAGTTGATCAAGTGACTAAGGAGACTGAAAATGCCAAAACCGAAGATGAGCAGCGCAAGGTGGCTAGTCGCTGGGCTTCTATCATTAAGCGTATGCGCCGGTGAGCTTACTGGGTGCGCCAATGGACCGGACGTTGAGATCTGCATTATTGGCAGAGAAAAACTACAGTGCTCCTATGATGAGAAACAATATGAGAGGCCATTCTATGCGTCGCAAGGCTACCTGTGCATCGCTCCGAAAGATTATAACCGGGTGCTTAAAGCGTGTCGCAAAGGCGGCGCACCGGAAGTTGAAGTTTGCTTTTTCGATCAAAAAGGTCTTGTCTGTCAGACTAGAAATTACACTTTGCCCGAAGCGGTAAACTTTATCTGCATGAGTGATGTCTTCTTAGGCCGTCTAATAGAGTACTGCGCTAAATAGGTGCTATAAATGAACATAACAAGGCTTAAGGCGCTAGTGATGGAACACGAGGGCTTTAGGCTTAAGGTTTATGACGATGCTACGGGTAAGGATGTAGGCCCTGGCTCAACTCTTATTGGGCATCCAACGATTGGCATAGGTAGGGCGCTAGATACGAACGGAGTATCAAAGCAGGAAGCCATGGTGCTTTTTGATACGGATATCTATAAGGCGATTGAAGAGGCTGAGAAGTACCTATGGTACAAGAGCCTCTCGGATAACCGAAAGATGGTTATCGTATCGATGATCTTTAATCTTGGCTCGTTTGGGTTTTCACGCTTTAAGCGCTTAATTAAAGCAATAGAGCGCCAGGATTATCTATCGGCATCGGCTGAGATGATAAACTCTAAGTGGTTTACGCAGCTACCGGAGAGAGTCAGGGCACTTAGTGATATGATGGAGCGCGGCTAGGCCTTTTTGTAGCGGTGCTTATCTACAAAGCGATAAAGAGCGCGTGACCATCTAACACTCCAGTAGACAAAAATACTCCAGAACACAATTACTAGTATTAATGATGGAAGGTCTGAGTAGGCCTCTGACGGATGGGTTACTTTATGGAGCTGCTTTTTAAGCCGTTTCATTGCTTTGAGGGGCGCATAGATCCATTAGAGCATCAGTGTTTAATAGCTCTTTGAGACGCTCGGCTTGGCGGCGCTGTCTTTGAACATCGGCAAGGTATACGGGCTTTGCAGGGCGAATGGGTATGACCTTGGCAAGGTAGAGATGCTTTGGGCAGTGAGATAGATTAGACGCAAACTCACTGCAGCCAGGTGTTTTACATATATATAGCGTATTTTTATCCATAATATTGTTTATACCGCGTTTATTTTGGTTTCAAAAAGCTTTCAGCTGCCAAGATAAAGTCACGAGCCGGGCCAGTGACAAGCTTGCCTTCGGCTTTGGCTTTGTCATAGATAACGCCCATATAGGTCTTGATCTCTTCAATGGGAACGTCTTTTAAGAGCTGACCTTTAAACTTCCCAAAGCTTATTGTGTAGGCGTTTACATCTTGGGTTTTATTTGCGCTCAAAGGCTCTGTGGCTGACGCTTTATTTGGCGCAGGGCTATCTACTATGCGATCGGATTCGTCTAATTCCTGGGCGAACTGAGTGCCATAGCCACAAAATCCTAGGGCTCTGCCAATGGCCTTGCTCTCGGATTTTTCAATGGCGTCTTGAAAGTGTTTATAGTCTTCGCGTCCATGAGCTGTGGCGATAACCGAGCCCTCATTGTCATATATAGTGGCCTTAAATACTGAGCACGTATCATCAGACTTTACTTGTTCAGTTTCGATTCGCCAGTCTGGGTGATCTTCACGAAACCAAACGAGCCGGTGCATGACCTTTAAGTATGGCTGACCTTTAATCTCCATAAAAGGTAGAACAGTACCTTTAGGTGTGGTGAAGTATTGGCTCATAAATCCTCTTATAATGATGGTTGTCTACACGCTATGGGAGCGGTTTACGAGATGTCGGGATTATATGCAAGAGGGAATTGGATTAGAGTATCGACACTTATAAAATAAAAACGGCACCTGATTTACTTTGCGTAAGTCAGATGCCGCTTCTATAACTCATCTCACCACAAGAAGTGTTGGTTCTACGGATACAACCTTCTAGGCTTGACCGCAATCCAAAAATACTTCTGTGGCAATTCTAATAACCAACAAAGGGGTGAGCTTTATGGTGTCTAAGACTATCGTTGTTACAATTAACAACTTTGATGCGTTCAATCCGCGCAAAGACGTGAAACTTTTTTCGTGGTTTCGAATGAACAATGACCACTTTCGGAGGCATGAATTTGCAGACTTTACACCAAATGACCACACAGTTTGGTTGTATTTGTTGTGTTGTGCGTCGAGTCATGGCGCAAGAAATGACAAATCTGTGTCAACAAATGACAACTTTGTGTCAACAAATGACAACTCTGCGTCAGTTTTTTGCATCAACGTGCAAATGTTTTGCAGAGAAACGACAATGTGTGCAACTGACTTGCAACTTGCTCTAAAAAAACTCAAATCAAAACAGCTACTTACGTTCCGATCTGCACGTGCACGTAACGTGCGCGTGCATAAACGTAACGTGCGCGTGCATAAATTGGCCGCTACGAACGAACGTACGAACGATACGTTACGTAACGAACGTAACGAAACGTTTAACAACGAGCACGTTACGAAACGTGACGAACAAGACGGACAAGCTTTTACCGAAGCCTCATCGGCTTCGGTACCAATG